AGTTCTTGCCCTCCTATAATAAAATATAATTTAAACTTTGCCATGAACCGGAAGCCTCGCGTGCGCCCTTCCGGTTGTTTAGCACTCCTTTTCTCTGAGTGCTAAGAGTATTGTACTCATCTTGACCCGAAAAATCAAGACTTTTTTTGCAATTCTTTATTAACAATTTGTGACTTATCATTTTTTCGTCTTATCTACGTCATATTTTGTTAAAAATGTACGAACAATGTACGTTCCGTCGACCTCTTTCCTCGCTTTAGCACTCCTCTCATGCTAAAAATAAAAGTCCCTGCAACTTTCGCTCACAGCTCCCACTCAGAGCCATAAACGATCGCTGCAGGGGCTTTCTTCATCTTACCGGTCACTCCATTTTGAATTTCTCAGACAGTTCCTGTCTTCGGTGAGTGCCAGATGAATTATTTTCAGGCAGTGCAGAAGAGACATTCAGCGTTGGATACGTGTGTGGATCACATTTTTCCGCTCCTGCCCTGCCCAAAATATCATTTTTACTTCCCGCTCTTCGCCTTCAGGCGGTCGTACTCCTTGTCGGCCGCAATGGCTTCCTTGGTGAACGAGTTGTTCTTCCACCATGCGACCAGTGCCGCAATGGTCGTGATGCCAGCCGTCACCAGCTGCTCCACAGTGGTGCTCTCGATGGGCAGCGGGCTCTTGCCCATGGCGCTCAGCATCTGGTTGGTCAGAGCCAGCAGCAGAACAGCGGTACGTGCAATGGTGCCTGCAGTAATGTTGAAATTCATACGTTGCTCCTTTCGTGTTCATATTCATGTACTTCGATGTCGGACATTCTGTGGTTCAACACCTGAATGTCTCTCTGGATGACCGGGATCTTCTCCGCAAAACCGTTGTGCTTGCGGACTTCCCGGGTCAGCTCCTCAATTTTGTATTCCATCACGGCATTGGAACGCGAGTTTGCGATCAGTACGCCGATCAGGGTCACGACACCGCTGAGGATGGCGGCAATGATGCTTTCCATCGGCGCTCACCCCTTCCACCGGCTTTTCGCCTTGCGCACATCCACATGCACCCAGCCGTTGGCGCGTCCCAGACCGGGCGGGTAGATGCCGCAGCCGCCAGCATTGCCCAGCAGCTTGTCCGCGTAGGCATACACCTGCTCCACGCTGATGCCCTGCACCTGAATGTCCGCCGCCTTGCCGTACAGATGCTGGCTGAACTTCGCCGCGTTCTTCTGTTTCGCGTTCCAGCTCGCCGTGCGGAACCCGCTGGTGATCGTCACCGGCTTGCCAAAGTGCACCCGGATCTTCTCCAGCACCTCCACAAGCGCCGTGTCGATAAACACCGGATCGCTTCCGTCACGACAGTAGAACTCCCGCACCTTGAAATGCTCCGAGAGCTTCTGGTTTCCATTTTTCAAAATGGAATAGGCTTCCAAACTCAACGATCATCCTTCCTTTCACGTTTCAAGCCGGAATCTTCCATCTGCCTGTTTCAGCGGCTTTACCTCCACAGGCAGGATATCTGCACACAGCATCGCCGCCACAGGCTTTGCCGTCGCATTCGCAGTGATCTTGATATTTTCCGTCACCGACGCCATTTTGAATTCTGCGCTCGTACCGTCCTTTGCGGTAACGATGCAACCCGCATCCACCGGGACCCATTCTTCGGTGGCGTTCATCGAGCCGTCTTCCCCCGCTATAAACGTCGTCTCAAGGCGCATTGCAGTCAGTACCAGCGTAAAATTCTCCGTGTCCGCCACGGTAAACACATTCTGGTAGCTCATGCCCTTCACGACGCTCCCCGCCGGGTTCGTCTCAACCACACCGTTAAGATCGCGCTCAATGGTACACGTTTCAAACTCTCCCACAGTCACGCTGCACTCGGCCTTCACCCCGCCGCACTCTGCTGTTACCACGGCAGTCCCCTTTTTCAGGGCCAGAATGGTGCCATTTTGAGTAATTTTCACCACGTTCTTCGGCGCTGCCGTCACGTTCACCCTGCGGTAAAACGTGTTCGTCGGCCCAACGCCCACCAGCAGCTGGTACTCCATGCCTCTGTTCAGCTTCAGCTCGTAGACGTTCAACGCCACGGCCTCCACCCTCAGGGTGTACATGGTCGGGTGCAGGCGGTACTCCAGCGTGATCTTCGAGTGCCCCTTGTCGCTCTTGAACTGGTTCACCCACAAAAGGCCCTCGTAGTAGTGGCTGGGGTTGTCCTCCAGCGCAAACCGCACCCGCTTGCCCTTCAGGCGTTCGCAGATGGTAGTGTATGCGGTCTCCCAGTCCCAGCCCTCGTAGTCGTTCTCAAGGTAGAATTCGATCTTTCCGGTACGGTCATCGAAGGTCGCCCGCTTCGGCACGGTCTGACTGTAATCCAGCGAACCGTCTCTGCACGGTACAGTCACAAACTTTGTCCGCTCAATGGGCGGCGCGATCACCGGCCTGGAGGAAGGGATCAGTTTCCAATCATCCCAGGTGTCGATGTAGTCATCGTCTACATTTATAATAAGAGAATGGTACATGGAGCCTCCTCACTTGGTGTTCAGGTATCCGATGGTCGATTGAATGGCATTCCACGCCTTGCCTGCCGTGCCAAAGTTTGCCGCCTGTAAAGACGAAAGCTTCGATGTCGTCTCGCCAAAGGTAAAGTCTTTTTCGTCCAGTTCATGCAGCGGGATCACTTCCTTCGTGCAGGGCAGCCAGTTTTCTATGCCGTGGGGTTCCGAGAGCACGTAGGTCTCCTTCAGGAAATCCAGTCGGTCGGTATCCACGCCAATATCCGCAAGGTCTGCTGCGTTGATCTGCAGGCTCCCGCTGAAGCCGGACCCGCCGTACTTTTTCAGCTCGTCCTTTGCTTTTTCGTAAAGGCTGTCAATCGTAGAAGACGTTCCTTCCACCGTGATGGTCTTCTGGCACAGGCCGTATTTCTTGATGGATTCCCCATTGTAAGCCTCTGCCGTGAGCTGCTGGGTATGGGTCGTCTCCCAGAACAGAAAGCCTTCCTTCCAGCTTGCCCATCCGATGGCCTTCACCGAGTTCACAATGCCGTTGTCCTTGAGATAATAGGAGATGTCCAGCAGGTTATCCCCCAGCCTTATCACCTGATCGGTCTTGTCGTTCAGCTTTGCCACACAGTCCAGATATCTCGTGTAGACCCGCACACCGTCCACCATTTTGATTTCTTTGTGCAGCCGCAGATAACCTCCGTATTTTCCCACAACATTGCTCGTCAGCACATCCCAGCAGTCGCCCACGCTGGCCGTTTCCTTGTCCGTATCACTCTCCGGCTTTTTCACCGTGATGCTTCCGGGCAGGAACACCTTGCCTTCTGCCTTGAATCCGCTGTGCTCCGCAGGGTCGTCCTCCACAGCAAGGGCCAGCTTTACAAGCTCTTCCACCGTGTAGAACTGGTTTTTCACCTGACACTGCCGTTCCTGCAGATATCCCAGCTCGCTCGCACAGGTCACATCGATATCGAGGTTGAAGTTCGTGCTCAGCTCGGTGATGTAGCCCATAAAGATCTCGTGCCCGTCCTCTTCCACGCTGATCACCGGTTTTTTCAGCCGCAGCTTGTCATAGTACGGGTTCGAGACCGGCACCGTAAAGGTGAACGAACAAATATCGTTTGCTTCCAGTGTCAGCTCCGGGTCAAGGACAAAGGCAGCCTTCTCGTCGTAAGGATCATCCAGAACGTTCCGTTCGGTCCAGTAGTAGCTCTGTCCGTCCGCAGTGCCCTTGATCTGCCCGATATACACAACGTAGCCGGGGGATCGGATGCGCTTCACTTTGCAGCTCCGCACGGTGGTCGTCCGCCCGTCGTATACTTCCACAGTCAGGGTGTGGAGTTCATTCTTTTCAAAATGCTCCACTTCTTCCTTCGTCATGGTGAAGCGGTATACGCCATTTTGAATTGCGGCAAAGGTCTTGCGCACCGTATCGTCAATTTTCTCTGTCACGGTGATAGCATCGCCTTCCGGGTCGGATACCTTGTACGCAAAACCGAACTTCGTCCATCTGCCGTAGATGCCGTCTTTGCCAAAGTAGTTACTCTCGATATCCGGCGCTTTATTGCTGGTAGCAAAGCCGTTGTCGTCCACCGTAGCGTTTTCATCCACGCAGAAGCATACAAGGATGTTGCCACTTGTCGGCATCTGAAACTGGGTTTCTACATATGAATATGTGCCGTAGTACACGTTGCTTCGGAGTGCGTAATAATATCCGCCCTCGTTGTCTGAGTTGAGGGCGTCTACGTTCTGTGTGGCACGGCTGTCCGCATAATCAACCTTATGCTCCGTCAGGAACTTGCACACATCCGAATTCCCGCCAAAGTCGTCAATCATCGGGATAAAGAACCTCTGGTCTGCCAGTGAACTGTAACCATTTGAGTTGCCCGCCTTGTAACGAATCGTCACAGGCTTTATCACGTCCAGCACGTCCTGTGAGAGCCGCTTTGCGTAGGTGTTGTTCAGCCAGGAACGTGGTTCACTGCTATTTGCATAGCTCTGGCCTGTTGAGTGGCTGCTCCCCCAGCTCACCGTGTCTGCCAGCAGGCCCGCCCGGATCAGCAGGGTCTTTCCCTTGCCGTTCAGATCTTTCTCGTAGTCATGCTGTGCTACGATGAATTCTACCGCCGTGCCGTCCTCGTACACCTTCAGGGTCTGGCCAACGGTCAGGTCTTTGACAATTCCCATCTTCTCACCTCACCTTCGCTGCGGCGATCTGCCCCATCCGGTTGTCGATGTATCCGATGGTCTTCCTTCCGTCAATGGTCATCTTCATGCCGCGGATGCTGTCTACGATGCCGTCCATGTGTCCGGCGAGGCCGTTGATGGCGTTCAGTGTGTCGTCGTTTCCTTTGTTTTTCACTCCATTTTGAAGCTGTACTTCCGCATCGATCTGGTTCGCAAGGTTCCGGCTGATGTCGCCGTCCAGGCTCAGACTTCTGGTGGAAGCAAAGGCATTGTCGATCTCGTCGGCCCCTTCCAGCACGTTCGTCAGGTCCACGACCGGTACGATCTGCGGCGTGTAGTCGTAATCGTCCCCCATCACCTTGCTGATGGTGCCAAGCGTGCCCTTCGCAATGTCCATTGCATTCTGTGTCACATCGTCCACCGCATCGTCAATGAGCGGTGCGTCTTCCTTCACACCATCGCTGATGCCCTTGTCGATCTCCGAGCCGATGTCCTTCGCCACATGGGTCTCACGGTTCTGGTTTTTGCGATTGCTCACAAACCACGCAATGCCGCCGATCACCGCCGCAATGGCCGCAAGCACGCCAACTACGATCAGCAGTTCCGGCAATGCCGCCATGATGGCCCCGCCAAGGCCGCCAAGTGCCGTACCGATGCCGCCAATGGATACTGCTGCGCCAGTTCCTGTCGTTCCCAGCTGTCCCAGCATGGGCAGAAGTCCGCTCAAGGAATTGCCCACATTTGCCGCCGCCGTCCCGATGTTGGCAAGCTTCCCGGCAAGGTCTCCATTTTGAATTCCGGAAAACAGCTTCAGCAGCATGTCTCCTGCCCCGCCGGTCAGCTGCTTTCCAGTGTCCGTAAACAGCAGATCGATTAGTCCCGTTGCCGCCGAAATGATGGCACCGGCGTAGTCTCCCTGCATGGCAGATGCAATGGCCGAGACGAATTCCGTCCCGATCTCCATGCCTTCCTCGCTGAATGCCGCACCGAACACCCGTTCCAGTGTCCCGCTCATCTCTTCGCCCATGGCTTCGGAAGCTTTCTTCCATACCTCGGTAAAGGCGTTGCTGATGGGCACCCAGTTCTTCTGGATGGCATTGGCAAGCTTTAGCACCGCGCTCTTGGCGCTGTCGTCCAGATTCATGGCATCTGCCAGTGCCCCTGCAAAGCTCACCATAGAACTGCGGGAGGAGAGCAGCTGGTCCTTCAGGTCGTTCACATCGTCTTTGCTCAGCGGATTGCCATTCAGGTCCTTGCCGTCCGCCAGCTGCTGCTGGATGAGCCGGGTCTTTTCCAGCTCGGCATTCATGTTCTGCAGTGCTTCCACTGTGCCGAGGATGCTGGTTGTAATGCCCTGATACTTTGCTTTTCTTGCCTCAGCGCTGTTTTCGCCGTACTGCTCCACTGCCTGCTTGTAGGCGTCCTCACGGTCCTTCAGGCTGCCATCACCGTAGATGCTGGTCAGCAGGTCCATCCGGCTCTGCATCCGGCTCTGTTCGTCCTTGATGATGGAAAGCTGTGCATCCAGCTTGTTCAGCGACTGCTTTGCAATGTCATTTTGAAGCTGTAGACTCTCTGTCTGCGCATCCAGATAGTCGTTCCATGCTTCCTTTGTGCGCAGGTCGCTTTCGCCGTATTCCTTCCGCAGGGTGTCCCACTGCTCCTTCGCCTTGGCTTCCTTCTTCTGCTTCAGCTCCAGTTCGTTCTTCTGGTACTCGGTCTCCCGGTCGATCTTGTCCAGCTTCGAGGCCGTGCTGTCGTTTTGGGCCGTCCAGAGGCTGTACTCTTTTTCCAGAGTGTCAAGGTCGGTGTCGTACCGCTTCGTAATGTCCTCAAACAGGCCTGTGTACTGGTCTGCCTGCAATTTCGCAAGGCTGGTCTTTTCGCTCAGCAGGCTGGCGTAGGCTTCCTTGGTCTCGGTCTTGTCCGCGCCCCAGCGCTTCAGCATTTCGTCGTACTTCGCCTGTGCAATTGCCACCCGGTCGGTCTGGTTAGCGATCTCCGCCGCAGCGTTCTCCATCTTCTTCGCCAGCAAGGTGTCCTCGTCTGCACTGTACTGGTTCTCGGTCTGCCACAGCTCGTATTCGCTGTCCAGCACTTCCCGGGCCGTCTTGTTCGATTCCAGCTTCGTCTTATACTTTTCCTCGATCTGCTGGGCTACGGTCTTCTTCGTGCCGGAGCCGGAGGATTTTCTGGTCTTGCCGCCGCTGCCTGTCAGATTCTTGGCATCCTTCGGGTCCTTCTTTATATCCGCGTCAAGGTCTTCGGCAGTCAGTCCGGTCTTGCCGCCGGGCTGCTTCACGCGGTAGGCCGATATTTCTTTTTCATACCATTCGTCAAAGCCCGGCATTCCCTGATATTCACTGCCACTGAGCAGTGCATTTTGAAACTGACTGCCGTAGTTCTTTGCCTTATTCAGCAGTCCCGGGAACAACTTATCCAGCCAGCTTCCGGCAGAATCCAGCATTCCGCTGATACCGTCACCAATGGCAGCCGTGCCGTCCGTTCCGGTCAGTCCTTCCTTGAAGCCCTCCGGGATGTATTCGCTCAGGGTCGCCATCCGCACAGAGGGCGAGTGAATGCCCCAGAAATTGCGGAAGAATGTTTCTACGGTACTGCACAGTGTCGCTATACCGCCGGTCACAGCATTCGTGCTTTCCGGACCGGTCAGGCCGTTTGCAAGGCCCTCGGCCATATAGGTTCCGTACTCCGTCATTTCCCTCTCATCCGCTGCTGTGTCAGCAGAGTCAAGCAAACTTCCAAGCAGTCCGCCTTTCACGGTAAACCAGTTCGCCGGGTTCAGCTGTTTGCCGATCAGCTCCCCGGCTTCGTCTTTTTTCTCGCCCAGCCATTCCACAAACTGGCTCCACAGCTCTTCCAGCGCGCCTTCAATGCCGTTTCCCTCGCCGCCTTCTCCGCTCCATGCCCAGCCGATCAGGTCGATCACAGTCTGGATCAGCACTTTGCAAAGGGTCAGCAGCGCCGCGCCGATCGGTTCCGCGCAGTTATTGATGGTATTGCAGATGGCTGTCAGGATCGCTGTCAGCGCCGCTTCAATGTCGTCTGCTGCATTCACGATCACCTCGCGCAGCGGTCCTGCAAATGCACTCAGTACTGTCAGGATCGCCGCAGCAATGCTCAGCTTGATAATGCCGCCTGCAAATGCACTGAAGGCTTTGCCAAGGCTGATAAGACATGCCGAAAATACTACCATGCCTGCCGCCACCGGTGTAATGGCACCAATGGCAAACAAGCCCAGCATGATGCCAATGGTTCCGATCACTCCTGCAAAGGCTTCTCCTGCCGTCAGGCCGGCCAGTCCCTTAAAGGCCGGTGTCAGGATCAACAGTGCACCCGCTAGCATCAGGCATGCACCGGCTGCAGATACAAGATTTGCGGAAACAAATCCCAGCCCCCAGCATCCTGCGATCAGTACGCTAAGTGCTGCTGCAAGGCCGAACACGCTCTTTACAATATCTGCAAAGTCAACATCCGCCAGCATTTTGATAGCCCGCGCCATTTCGATCATTGCCGCGCCCATGGCCACCATTGCCACCGCCGCAGCCGTGCTCTCGGGTGCCTGCTTGCCAAGCAGATACAGTGCGCCTGCCAGCCCGATCAGCATTAAGCTCACGCCGGCCATACCAGCGCCGCCGGTGTCCGTCCCCATGGCTTTGCCCATCTGCTTTACCGCAGCTGCCATCACCAGCAGCGAAGCACTGGCGATCACCATGCTCTCTGCACCCATTTTCATCCGCAGGGGGTTCACCTTCGTGTTTGCCATCAGCACCAGCAATGCTGCAATACCGCTCACTACCAGCCCTGCGCCCCGGATACCGTCCATCATGCGGTCACCAAGGCTTGCAAAGATCGCCACAGCTCCTGCCGCCATCAGCAGCGCCGTTCCCATTGCATTGATGGCAACCAGCATTCCACCAAGCTTCACAAGATACTTGATGATCTTATCAAGGGTGCCCACGTCTGCTTTTCCCGCCAGCTTCTGCGCAAAGCCTGCTGCTACGGTCAGGATACTCATGGCAATGGCCACGCCATTGATGGCTTCCACGGCCCCGTCAATGTCAAGGCCGTTTGCTTCCGCTTTTGCCAGCGGGATCAGTGCCAGTGCGATCATGTCCACCGCCGCAGCCGCAGCCACAAATCCGCCCGCACCCTTCACGCCGCCAAGCTGCTTGTTGAACAGCGCCAGCAGTCCGGTCATTCCGGCCAGCATCGCTGCAATGTGTCCAACTGCTTCCACGCTTTTCTCTGCCTGGGCCGCATCCATTTTTCCCAGCTTTGCAACCGTGTTCGTCAGCGCCGCCATGCCGATGCTGATAGCTACAATGGTCCCGATCAGTTTCGCCGTGTCAAGGCCTGTCAGGTCGGTGGCTGCCAACACTTTCAGCGCCACCACCATGCTGAACAATTCCGAGATCACGCTGGCCAAAGCCTGTACCGCCCGCGTCGGGTCATTGATCTTCGCCAGCAGATACATGCTCCCGCTGATTAACGCCACCGCCGTTGCAATGGCTTTCGCTGCAGTTGCAAGGTTGTTCGTGGTGTTTGCTTTTGTCCAAGTGTTCACGGCACCCGTCAGGCTATTAAAGAAATCGCCGATCGGGTTTGCCAATGTTTTCTTGAAGTTGTCGCTTGCCTTCTTCAGAAGCACCGTTGCACCGTAGATTGCTGCCGCCAGTGCTCCCACGTCGATCAGCGCAAGCAGCCTGTAAAGATCCACTCCATCCTGCAGGTTGAAGAAATCCTTCACCGCGCTGAGCGCATTCCTGCACGCACCGCTGATGTTGCTCATAATGCCGGTCAGCGTTCCGCCAAAGTCCGCCAGCGCCTTTTCTGCCTTCTCCGGCAGGCTCAGCACCACGTCCCGGATGTTCTCCAGCAGCGGTACCTTGCTGTCGGCAAACTCGCTCACCGTGTCCCCGGCACCCTTGAACCCGTTGAATGCACGGCCGATCAGTGCGCCCACACCCTCAAAGGCTCCCAGCAGAATGCCGCCCAGCAGCTGGAACGCCGTACCGATGACATTTTCTGCCGAAACACTGTCTATTTTGAATTTGTCCAGCACACTGCCCACGGCATCCACCACGGTGCCGAATGCGCCGAACTGCTTCTTAGCCTCCTCCATGTTTCCGCCGCGCACAAGGGTCTTCACGCCCTTCACCACGTCAGCAATGGGGCTCACCAGCGCCGCAACAGCACCAACAAGGATGCCCAGCACGTCGCTAAGGCTTTCCGCCTGTCCAAGGCTTTCGTCCACCCATGTCAGCAGATTGCCGATGTAGCTTCCAATGTTCAGCAAAAGGTCGCCCATCGGGCTCAGCAGATCCAGCAGCTTTCCAAGGATCATAAAAGCGGTCTTGCCAACCGTTTTCACGCCCTTCAGCCCGATGCTCAACACCCGGAATACGCCGGTAAATACTTTCTGCACCTTTTCCGCAGTTTCTTCGCTCAGCGCCATTTTCCCGGTCAGCTCGTCAAACCCCTTCAGGAAGTTGTACAGCGGACTTCCGTCGGTCATGAACACATCACCGAATCCGTCCCGGATCGGGCTCAATACGCTGTTGATGCCTTCCAGCACGTTCAGGATGCCGTTAAAAAAGTGCTCCCGGCCGCTCAGCTGGTTCATCTTGCCTGCAAGGTCGTCCAGGTTCACACTGCCATTTTGAATTTGCTCCGCCATGGAGTCGTAGGCATTTGCCAGCGCGTCCACCTTATCCCGGTCAAGCCCCAGCTTATCCAGCTCTTCGTCGCTCATGGCGGCACGCTGATGGTAATACTCGGCCGCCTCTCCAAGCACTTCGTACAGCTGCTGGGCCGTCACACCGCTTTCTTCCAACGCCTTCTGGAAACTGCCCGCCTCTTCAATGCCTTCCTCGCTCAGCAGGCCCTGATTCACCAGCGCTTTCTGCAAAAGGTTTGTGTAGTTGTCTCCGGCTTCACCAAAGCCTTCCGTTCCCAACAGCTGGTCAAGGCCGGAGTCAAAGGCATTCTTCAGCCAGTTGTTCCGCCCGGCTGCACCGCCTGCGAACATGTTCCAGAACTCTTCCGCCAGATCGCTCCAGAATCCCTTTGCTTCCTCGTAGTTGCCAAACAGGATATCAAAGGTCTCCATCCAGCCGCTGCTCACAGCGTCCTTCGTGGCATCCACCGCTTCGCTGAAGCTCTTTGCCTCCTGTGCCGCCTTAAAGGCCTTCACGGTCACTTCGTCGTACTGGTCAGCCAGAGCATCGATGGCCTGCGATGCCAGCATACCGGGATTTGCGTCCACCATCTTCTTCACGGCTTCGCTGAACTCGGCAAACTTGCCAAAGGCGGTCTCCATCACCTCTTTGTCAGCCCATTTTGTCGATAGCGTTGAGCTGAACGTGCCAACCGTCACATCGCCTTCTTTGATCTTGCCAAGCTCTACACCGGTTTCGATGATCTGTTTTTTCAGCTCAGCAGTTGCCACGCCCGCAAGCTCTACCGATTTCCAGTCCATCAGGCTCAGATAACCCTGACTGTAACTCTGGTTCAGGTTATAGATCACACGGGAGAACTCGCTTGCACCCTTGCCCGCATAGGCCGTGGCGTTTGCCATGCCCATGATCATCGGGATAACTTTCTCAATGTCACCGCCGGACGCTGTAAGCTGTCCAAGGGATTGTGTCATGTCGGTAAAGCTGTAGCTTGTCTCGTCCGAAAACCACATCAGCTTGCTAAGGTAGCCGTTCACCTTTGCAATGCTCTTACCCGTCGCGTTCATGATGGTCTGCACGCTGGCGGTCTTCTGGGCATACTTGTTCCAGCCGCTCGTCACCTGATCGAGGGAAAGGCTCTTTACCAGCTTCTCACCGGTGTCCACGGCCTGCCTTGTAATGTGGCTCAGGGCTGCAACGCCCATCACTTCCACGGCCGAAAACTTTCCGCTCAGATTGTCCAGCGCGCCCTGCATCTCGTCAAAGTCTACTTTGGCCGATGCATCGCTGATCTTTTCAAAGCCCTTTTCCGCGCCGTCCAGCCGTAAGCTGTCGTTCAGCTTTTCAAGGCTCTGCATGGTCTGGTGCACATTCTTCTCAAACTGCGCGTTGTCAAACCGCATTTCTACTACGCGCTCGTCCACTTCCTGGCTCACAGTCTCTTTACCTCCTTCCACAGTTCATCGGCCAGAGCGGAACAAATCGGAGCCAGGGCAGGGTTAATGTAATCTACCCCCTGCACATAGGCCCCGTTTCTTGTGCCATGTCCGTATTGTAAGATCACCGCAATGGGCACTCCGTCCACAATGTTGGAGTTCTTCCAGCACAGTGTAGCCCCGCTCTTGTCCATTTTGATTTCGTAGCTCCAGCTTGCCGCTGTCTTTCCGGTGGCCTTCGGGGTGGCATCCGCAAGCCGCTCTACACCCAGCTTTCCGTATTTCTCAAGGATCGGTCGCACGCTCCAGCTCTTGATGTGGCTGAAAAAGGTCAGGCTTTTCTTAAAGTCGCCTTTCTGCCGGATCTCAATTACCTTGCTCAAAAGCTCTTACCCCCTCGAGTGAAACTTCGCCCTGCGCTGTGCGTTCAGCGCACGGATGTGCGCCGCCTGCTCGTGTCTGCCCATCTTCTCGGGCGGCAGGTTCTCTTCCCCGCAGGCCCGGATCAGCGCCAAAAGCCGGTTCAGGTGCCACTTTTCGCACTCGAACGGGATGCCGTAGCTTGCCATGGCGGCATAGAACAGGTCTGCCGTCTGGTAGCGTGCGCGCTTCTTGCCGCCTTTGCGGTCTTTAAAGGTCGCGGCCGTCATCGGGTCGCTCATATATCGTTGAATGGCCAGCCAGTCTTCCCGCCTCAGTCTTGCGTATACGGTCGGGTCCACACCCTTTGTCAGGGTCATGCATCGGACGAAATCCAGCGTTTCTTCACGCGTTTTCTTCACGTTTTCGTCCAAGTACGGCTTGTGCCACTTGCTTTCCCATTTAGACAGGGAGAGCAGGCTGTATTCCAACCTCAAAGTTACCGGCTCGTCGTATACGAACATGTTTGTTCGCTCATCCCAGCGTTCTTCGCCGGGAATATGCAGCTCCAGCATTCTTTCACTCCCCCTGTGCTCTTAAATGCGTGTCTTTTCAGACAAAAAAAAATAAAGGCTGCCCGGAATTTTCCCGGCGCAGCCTCTCTCCGCCAAAGCGGCAAAATATCAGAACTTATCAGCCCTGCACCGGTGCCACGCTCACGGCAGACGCAGCGCTTGCGGTTGCGGCCATCTCCATAGCCGGGTTCTGGTTCGGCATGTCGGCGGGCATAATGCCGTTCACAAAGGCACTTGCTTTGGCCTCGTCCGTCACCAGATCCATGTAGATCATGCTGTAGGCCGGATGTGCCTCAAACTCAGCACGGATGGTGTCGTTCTTCATGAACAGGCGGCCGTCTGCGCTCTTCTTGCCGTAGCTCTTCAGCACCACATCCTTGAACAGCTTCACCAGCTCCAGCTGGCTCTTCGCTGCAATGATCCTCTGGATGTAGGCACGCATGCCGCCCTCCATACTCAGCTCCATCTCGGTGATCTCCGCCTTCGACAGGTTAAAGTAGAAGTCCTCGGTGCGCTGGTTGCCGTCATAGTCGGTATAGGAAATGGTCTTTTTCAGCATCTTAATCTCTCCTTATCGGTTCATTTTGATTTTTCCTCTCAGCGCGCAGCTCTCCCGAAGGGGCGAGCTTTGCTGAGAGGGCGTTTTTACACAGCAGCCCTTACTGCAGCGATCAGCTCGTCCGGGGTGGGCAGCTTTGCATCCTCGCTGTCGGTGCCGTACAGCAGGTCTTCCACAGCCTTCATCTGGGCAGCCGTCAGCACAGTGCTGTCAAACTCCATCACGGCGACATCCTTATAGCCGGTCACGTTCACGGGCACGGTGTCGCACTCCCAGCTGAAGGTCTCGGCATCCGGGCTGTCGTTCATGGTCTCGTGGCTCTTCTCACTGGGCTGTGCGGTAGCGTTCCACACCACATGGATGATATAGCCCTTGTCGGCGTCATCGTCGGTGCCCACCTTGGTCTGCCAGCTGAAGCCGAAGGCCTTGCGCTTCTGCTGACCGATGCGGATGCCCTTCACCGGGGCAGCCAGACCGTCGCAGGGCTCAAACTCCTCCGGGTACATGTAGGCCTCAATGGTAAAGCCGTAGTCCTCGCCGGAGATCAGGCGGGCATACTTCATGTTGTCGGCCCACAGGTCAGTGGGTTCTGCACCGCTGGGGCTCTCGGTCACGCCGGTCAGGCCATTCCATGCAGCACCATTAGCCGTGCCTTCGTCTGCCTTGGGGTACACCATACCGTGGGAAACACCGGCATGGAACTTGCGGGTGCCGTCCACATCCCATTTTGCTCTTGCCATAGGTTTTGTCCTCCTTTATAAATAGGTATCAGTACCACACGCTGAATACGTCGTGGTATAAGTTGTCCGAAATAAAATGGCGGTCATGAGAAGCCTTTGCAAGCAAACCCATGGCCGCCGTCATTTCGCTGTCCGGTTTTGTGTCGATCACGGTAACAGAATAATGGAAGGTCTGGCGGTATACGCGGTCGTCAGCCTTCGGGCTGCGAATCTTTTCCAGCTTGTAGCAAATACAAGGGTATTTCATCCGCAGGTTTGCAGGCGGCTGGTAGTACACGTTTTCACTGCCGCACCGCTGTTTCACGATGCTGCGCAAAAGCGCATCCAGCCCGGAGCGTCTTTCACTCAGTTTCATTGCCATGCCATAACCCTCCAAGCGTCAGCACGATGCGCGGGTACTCCACGCTCGCGTCCGTCACCTTCCATTTTCCGCCGTAAAGCGTCACATACCGCAGATTGCAAAAGTGCTCCTGAACATACGGGTCAGCGATGATGCTTAACGTGTTCGCAAGGCTGATATCATCGTTCACCTTGTCGCCGGACTGGTTCCTGCGCGTGTTCCGCATCAGGTCGCCGTAACAGTCACGCTCTGTCACGATCTCCGAGTACACACTCAGCTCCGTCTCCTTGGTCTCCACGAAACCAAGCTTCCCAAACCACTTGCTCATAGCACTTTCACTCCATTTTGAATTTTCTGCTTACTTTTCGGCAGAAGCAGCCCATGCCTGGGTCTTCACGGTCTCGCCGGTCACAACGGTGATCACACCGGTCGCACCAAATGCCACAGGCACCAGATAGTTTGCGCCCTCCACGATCACCAGACGGCCCTTCTTGAAGGCATCCTCGATCTCTTCCTTGGTCACAGTCTCCTTGAAAGTGGCGTCAGCGTACAGCTTGTGGTCCGCGGTCTTGCCGTAGGCCATGTAGTTTGCAACGTGCAGGTCCTTGCCCTGCTCATAGAACTTGTACAGCATTTTGCATCTCCTCCTTATCAGGCAACCTTATACTCAATGGCCATTGCGCCGAACGGGGTGGTCATGGCACCGGAGCAGCGGGTCTCGATCAGGTACTTCTGCTGGTTGTAGTCGATGTCGAAATCATCGAACATGTTCACAGCACCGCCCTTGTCTGCGCCAACGGTGTAGTCGGCCAGGTTCACGATGATGCCAACGAACTCACCGCCCATCTTGCCCGTCATGCCTTCCATCTGCGGCACGGTCACGATCTCCTTCACGCGCAGTGCCTGTGCCAGCTCGGCCTCGTTCTTGTACAGGCGGTGGCCGATCTTGTCCTTGAGCAGCAGCAGGTCGGTCAGGGTGTCCTCGGTGGTGTAGAAGGTCGGGTTGCCCGCGCCCTTGTAGTTCTTGCGGGCCTTCAGCACAGCGGTCATCATCTTGTCCAGCTTCGTGGCAGTGTCGTCACCGGCAGCGGTCTCCACCTGCACCTTAATGGTAAACAGGTCGTCATCGTTGTAAATGGGACGGATGTTGCCCTCGTTGATCTTGTCATCGCTGGAGGAAAGGCGGCCGTCACCGATCAGGTAAGCGCGGGCCAGCTCCTCGTTCAGCTTCACGCGCATCTCCTGCTTCAGCCATGCGATCACATCAAAGCCGGTAATGTCCGCCACATCGTCGCGGTCCATCTTCTGCTTCTTGTAAACGGTGGTGGGGGTAGTGGAGCGCTTCAGCAGGCTGAATACCTGCTCCTTCTTGAAGTTGCCCTTGATGTAACCCTTGGCGCGAGCATCCTCTTCGGTCAGGTCGGCAGCCATGCTCTTCACGCGGCTGAAGGGGATGTGATGCACGCCGCTCATCACCTTGCTCACCCAGCTCTGGTCGCGGTCGATGATGCGGGGCGGGGTGTCCAGCAGGTGGTCCTCGGGGAACAGCCACTCCACATCCTCAATGCCGTGGGCGATAAATGCGTCCTTCATGCTGCCGCAGCTCTTGCCGTCCGCAATGGCGGCATTGATCTCGTCCATGCTGTGGCGCAGCACGCCCTGCTCGGGGTCATTGTCGAAAACGTTGTGCTTCATGTTGTCCTCCTCGTCGTAATCGTCGTAATCGTCTTCGTCGTCGTAATCGTCCTCTTCGGGGTCATCGTCCTCTTCGGGGTCATCGTCCTCGTCAAGGCCGTCCTTGGCCATGCCCACCAGAGCGTACAGAGCTTCCTTCTGCTCGTCGTTCATGGTGTCCACAACTTCTTCCAGCGTCTTGCCGCCTTCCTTTGCCATTTCGTCATCCTCCTCGTTCAAAGGGTTGTCGTCAGGGTCAAGGCCGTGTTTCAGGCTCAGGCCCCCGTCCGTATAGATAAAGGCCTCGCCGCCTTCACCGTCGTTGTCCGCGCCATGCGCCACGATCTCGTCGATCAGTGCGCCAGGATTGCATCCGGCCAGTACCAGGCTCAGCTCCCGGATCACGCCGTGCATCACCGTCTGGCCAGCTTTCTTCAGGCCGTTTGCAAAAATGCTCATGGCATCAATGTCTCCGCTGCGCACGGCTTCCAGTGCCGTCTGGCCGCTGGGGGTATCATTCATCTTCACATAGGCATAAACGCCGTCTCTCCGGTTCTGCAAAAGGGCATGACCCAGCACGTATTCCGGGCCGGAGTGGTTGTGGTTCCACACCACAGGCACCTTTCTGCCGTTGTCGTCCGCAAAGGCGTTCGGGGCAATGGTCAGCCCGTCATAGCACTTCGTGTTCGCCTTGGTCGCATAGCCGGAAAAATCATAGTCGAAATTTACTGCCATTTTGATTTTTCCTTTCATTAAAAAAAGGCTCCCTCTGAGAGGGAGCTGTCAAGCAGGGCTGCCGTCAGGTGGCCTGCGAGACGGAAGAAGTTTCCCTTGCCAACAGCCGGTCAACCGTTTCTTTCCCTCCCGCCATGGCAGTCGGAGTCTCCTGGTCAGAGCTCTGGTTCAGGTTCTTGTTGCTCAGTTCATCCGCACGCGGGTCTTTGCTGGGCTTCAGGCCGATCACCTGCCGGAACTCGTTGCTGCTCATGATCTCGTTGCGGGTGAACTTGTCCGCCATTTCCGCCACCGTGCCAATGGGTGCCAGCTTGAACGGGTCACGGAAGAACAGAATGCTCTGCCCCTGGCTTCTCGCTGTCCGGGTCAGGAACTTCCGCTTCATTTCGTCGGTAATGGCGCTCACGATGGGCTCCACGATGCGGTTGTAGTAGTTGGTCATCGCAGCCTCGTCTGCAGTACCGTTCATGATCTCGAGGGTAATACCCAATTGACTGTAAAACATGTTCGTCAGGTATTCGATCTGCTTCAGAAGGTTGTTTTCAAGGCTACGGTTCAGCTGCGTCACCCGCTCGGTGCCGTCCGTCCACGCAATTCCGTATTTCGAGTCGCGGAGCTGGCTCTCAATTTCCAGCCTGCGCCTGTTGGCCTGCTCCCGCCGCGCTTCGCTCTTCACCACATAGGGCAGCTGGATGATAAGGTCCAGCTTTCCTGCACCTGCCTGCTCGTCTACAACGTCCAGCAAACTCAACTTCCGGATCAGGCGCTGCATGGTACTGTTGGGCTCGTTCATGATGGCGTAAAACGGGTTCTCGATCAGGGCCACCGTCTTTTTGGGCAGCACCAGCTCTTCTTTCTGGCCGGTCGTGTCGTTGTAAAGCCGCACCCGCACATGCTCCGGGTGCCACTCCAGCACTTTTCCCACCCGCATGGAGTAGATCTTGTAGCTGTCGCTCTGGCTCGGGTCAAAGTTCGTTTCCACCGGCACCACGGCTACCACACCCTCGTCCAGCATGCTCATCACAATGTCCTGCATAAGCCCCCGGCCCGTCTGGTCGAGGTTTGCTTCCAGATTCAGGCAATTATTAAGGCCCGATTCAATGACCGAATCAAACCGGCCATTGTTGTCGAGCCTTACATGTTGTATCGTGATGGCGCTGCAGTCCATCGAAATGCGGTTGTATACGCTGGTCACGAACGTCCGCTCGTTTCCGCGTGTCAGCCGCACCCGGTCAGGTCGGTAGCTGTATCCGCCCGCATATCCTCCAAAGTTCCGGGGAGGGTCCCGGTTCAGAAAAGCGTTCCAGGCATGCTTCAGCCGGGAACCAAAACTCAGTCCTGTTTCCATTTTGAATTTTTCCTCCCGGTGTTACTTGTCGTCTTTCTTTTCCTTATCCAGACTGCCCGTGCCGACAGCATTCGCCAGATCAGGGTTATTGAAGATGGACATCACCGTCTTTTTTCCGGCGTACAGCATTGCGCCCGTGGCCATCTTGGTCAAAGCCTGCTGGCTCGCATTCGTGAATACGGTCTTCACAAAAGTCTGCCCGCCATTGATCTCCTTTTTCAGGTTCTTCACGTCCTTCTGCAGCTGCAGCCGCTCCCGCTCCAGCTTCAGTTCCTTGTTCGGGTCGTCCTCCCGCACATTGGTCTGCCCTGCAAGGTCGCGGTACTGCTTTTCCATCTGCATCCGGTTGATCTGGGCCCGCAATTCTTCGTCGGTATAATCGCCGGCGCTTTTCTTCGGTGCTTTCGGGGCATAGGCAGGCTTTTCCTCACCGGTCTCGCCTTCTGCACCGTAGCGCTTACGTCCCGCCGCAGTCAGGGTGCCGTCCGGGTTCTGGTAGCGCCGCACGCCCCACTTCTGCCCTTTGATGCCCCAATGGTAAAGTTCTTCACTTCTTACCATAGGCATCACACTTTCTTGGGGCTGTAATACGGGCGCTCACGCACATTGTCCATAATGTGCTTCTGGCCATTACGGGTTGCCTTGCTTGCGGTGCGGCGCTTTTTACGATACGCCTTTGCGTCTTTCTTCACCTGCGCCGCCCGATTTGCAGTGTCCCAGCGCTTGCGGTCCATGCCGTGCTGCTCTGCAATGCGCTTGGAGTTGTTAGAGTTGGAATGCCGTGTAGACGTGCTGGTCTTTTTGGCCGTGGAGCCGGAAGATGAAGTCGTATTCTTCTTTTTCCGCCTGTTCAGCAGATTGCTTACGACCGATGCACCTTTCTTTGCATTCCGCTTGATATCCATTCCAAGCTTCTGTGCCTTGCGCTTTGCTCGTCTGAGCGCCTTGTCAGTCTGGTACACAAGCTCCATCCGGTCGCGGTTTTTCGTGTAATTTTCATCATCGCCTTTACGCCTAAACTCGCTTTCAGCCTTGCGGGTCGCATCCGTGCCCATATAATCCGTATGACGCTTTTTACCAGCACTGTTTTTGTATGTAACACTTGCGGTGTTTCCAGTGCTAACGATTTTGTCAGGTCTCCACCGGTTTTCACGGTGCGATTTTCTCGCCTTGTCCAGCAGGCTCTCTTTCTCATTTGTTGCAGCACCAGCATGGCTGCCCTTGCTCCTCCGGTACGAAGCATACTCTTCTGCCGAGTAAAAGTATCGGTAAACGTTCTTTCCGCCCCTGTTGCCCACCAGCTCGCGGGCATAGTACCGGTGGTTGTCCCGCTCGGCACCTTTCTGGCCGTGTGCAAGGTATTCCCAGTAATCCATTTTGAAAAAACTCCTCCTTTTCTTTTTGCGTCTTATGGCTTTGAACTGATTTCTTTCATAGCCTGTTGCTTTTATCCCCGTTTCCGTGCTATACTGGCTTTGATAGCCATCTTATTAGGAAAGGGAATCGTGTATGTGGAGTGCTAAATGCCCCAAATGCGGAGCAAAGATCCTGCTTGAAGATGCCAACGCAAAAGTCATTCAGTGTGCGTCCTGCGGAGCACAGGTCCGCGTTAATATCAACGCGAACTATAACTACTCCAAATCAGAGCACACCGAGCATATCGTCGATGATACAAAGATCAAGCAGGCCCAGAATGTTGATCGTGTCATCAACCTTTTTGCCTCTCCCATCGAGGAGCGCCGCGCCAAAAAGAAGGCCGAAGAAGAGCGTATCCAGCGCGAAGCAGACCAAGTCGAGCGTATCCGCAAAGAGCAGGAGGCAAAAGACGCTGAAGAACAGCGTGCTTACGAAGAATGGGCCTCCGCTCAGCACGAAAAACACGCCCGCCAGGCCGGGCGCGCAATCGCCAAGGCAATCAACTACTATCGTGCCAACGAACGGAAAATCCTCATCAGTGTCGTTCTCATTGTTGCTCTTCTTGCTTGCCGCGGCGTTTACGATTCCGTCAATCAAAAGCAGGAACAGGAACTCGCCGCCCATCAGGCCGAGCTTTCCCGCCTGAAGGATGAAGAAATAGCCGCATCGCACCTTGCTATGGGCGAAGTCCGCATGCCAAACATTTCCATGAGCGAAGATGCCCGTGATGTCATGAAAAAGCTACGTGATGCTGGTTTCACCAATATCGTCGATCAGCCAAAGCACGACCTCATCCTCGGCAACAGTCACTCACAGTACGAGATCATTGAGATCACCGTCGATGGTGCCCCCTCTTTCCGGACCGGCGAATGGTATCCACTCGATACGGAGATCGTCGTGTCCTACCATGATTATATTTTCGAGTGACCCAAAAAAGGAGTTTTCTATGACCGTTACTTGTCCAAACTGCGGAAATGAAATCACTGCGCCAAAGCGAAAGAAAAAGTCGATAAAATGCCCCTACTGTGACATGGGTGGTCTCGAACTCGGCCTTGACTACTTTGATGAAAACGGCAATCCAAAACTCTCTTTCTCTGAGAAACATCCAACACTCACTAAAGCTGGATATCTAACACTTGCCGCTGCCGGAGGTGTATTTCTTTGGTGGATGCGGAACAAAGACCGTCCTATTGAAGAAATAGATCCAATGAGTTTCACTTCTTTAGAGAACACTCCCGAAAAGATTATTGATTCTCCCATCGAGGAAGCTGAAACGTCCGCAGGTTCGGACTTACTTCCAATTGACTCTGAAGAAGCTCAAAAGAGACTGCTCCACTATGACTTGCAGAAAAGACATCTTCCTGTAAACCAAAGAGCTTCAGAAGCAAAGCGAAAAGAAGCAAATGATCTCGGAATCGACATAGGAAACGAATATACGATTGTTGATTCGTATGACCGCCCTTATCGAAAAAAGCAGGAAGCTTAATCACTCAAACGCATCCCGGTTCACCTTGTAACTTACATACGCATCCATCATAGCGGCAACTGCATCGATCTTCTGGTCATACCTCTGTTTCAGAAGCTTGCGGTTGCCGTTTGTGTCTTCCAACGTAATGCAGTTGCCCATGGCAAATTGCATCAGCGCTTCGTCAAACAACAGCTTCCTCTGTTCACTTAGCTTCTTCAGCTCACCCAGCGGCACGCTCTCGGTCTTTGCGCCCTGTATCACCTTTTCAATGCCGTACTCGCCGTTCTCTCTGGCCCACCGCTCCACAAAGTCCTTTGCATTGTAGGGATCGTAGCCAAAGCACCGCACATCGTACCGGCTCTGCTCAATAAAGGCGTCAAGGTCGTCGTAAACCTCCATCATGTCCAGCACGGTGCCTTCCATCACGGCCAGCGTCCCCTCCCGCATGAACTCGTCATATTTCTGGCGCATGGACTGCGGAAGCTTCGAGAGGGTGTAGCTTGTAATGTAGTCCCGCGTCTTCACACCAAAATATCCGTGTTCCAGCGGGAACAAAAATGTAAATGCGCAAAAGTCGTCGCCCTGGCTAAGGTCTGCACCCAGTGCGCACGGCAGTTCCCAAAAATCCCGGTGCCGGTGCGGCAGCGTTTCTTCGTAAGGAAAAAAGTAGGTGTAGCCTTCCATCGGGATGCCGAAGCGTTTTGCCAAGATGTCGTTGCGGCTGGCAGGGGCCTTCTCCGCTCTTTCCACGTCAAGCTGGTAAGCCTCATAGCTCACGGTCTGCCCAAGGTTCGGGTTTGCTTTTACCCACATAGCAGGATCATTCACCTCGTCAAGGCTGTCAAGCTTGTAGTACCAGATAGAGACATGCGGGTTCACGTAGTCACCTTTCAGGATGCTCATCAATTCCATTTTGATGTCATCGCCGCATCCGTTGCGCACCGTGCCCTCCGAGCTGGTGGCAACAATAAGGTAATCCTCCACTTTGGAACTGCCCTGCTCAATGGCACCAATGGGGTCTTCCCGGATGGGGCAGCTCAGCCATTCGTCCACTGTTGCAACCTTGTCTCTCCGTCCCTGCAGCTTGTCAATGCTCATGGGGCGTATTTCCAAAAGGCTGTTGGTCAGAAAGTTCTCAATGCCTTTTTTCGTACTGGCCAGCTTCATTCTGGCGCTTGCCGAGCCTGTCGTGCTCTGTAAGCTGCCCTCGGTCATAAAACGGTAAAGAGGTCCCCTTGCCCGCGCAATCGCTGTGCGTACCGGGCTAAGGACCTCTTCTGCCTGTTTCATGGTGGGTGCCGTCGTGATCTGCTGGGTCGTGTGTCCGTCTACGGTGAGGAAGTATTGCTGCAGACAGCTGTCGTACATGCTCTTTGCCGCGCCGCGTGCCACGATCAGGTATTGTTTTCGCACAAGCCGGTGCTTGATGCGTTTCGTCACATATCTGCCGCCGTGTCCGTCGGGGCCGGGCTTGTACACTGTACGTTCCTCAAAGTAGTACCAGCCAAATATCGCTTCTGCCCAGAGCTTAAAACTGTCCAGCAGCTTCATATCACTGCCATCGGTCAGGGTCAATTCCCGTTCGCAGAACTTCACAAAGCCTTCCACAGCCTTATCGTCATAGTAGATGCCCGGGTTTGCGATTAGGTCGTCGATCCGGTTCATCTCCATGCTGATCTCTCTGCAAACGGGGATCTCCCCGCGCATCACGGCCTCCCGGAACCGGCCGTAGTAGATCGGCGTCGCCGTGTTTGAGAGTGCCATTTTGATTTTTCAGCTCCTGTTTTTATTGATCGGCTTTTGCCGCGCTGTCCTTTTCGTTCAGCATCTCGGTCAGTTCTGCGTACTGTTCATCGGTCAGCTTGTTGGCGGCGTAGAAGATATCCAGCTTCTTTGCCATACCAGCGGTCTGACCGCGCTCGATCATGCGTTTGCAAGTGTTATAAAGTGCCATAGTATTCCTTCCTTTCTGTTTATGCGCTTTCAGTTGTTTCGTCATCGGTCACGCCAAGCTCCAAAAGAGTCAGGCGATAGTCCTGGTCAACGTTCAGTGCGTCCGCGTCTGCCAGAGCAACCTGCAGTGCCGCCACCGTCTCCGGCAGCTTCTTCAGGGCTTCGGCCTTTTTGCGCGCTTCTTCCTGCGCAGCCAGCTCTTCTGCGGTGTAGCGGATGTACTTCTGGATGGGTACCTGTTCCACCCATTCTTCCTGTGCCTGAACGCCGGGACGGTCGATGATTTTCTGTACGTCCCTGCCGCCGTTGGGGTACTCAGTCACGGTCTCCCAGTGCCACTGTTCCTCCACGCCCTCTACGGCGGGGTGGATAATCTCTTCGGTGTCATCGGTCAGGTAGCCCAGCGTCAGGTCGGGGTTTTCCACGACCGCGCCGGTCTCGTCAATGATCTTCATGGTTCAAACATCCCTTTCTCAGGCCACGCGGTGCCAGATGTGCACATAGTAGGCGGCGGGCTGCACGGTGCTGCTGCGTCCGTAGATAGCGTTGGACTTGGACGCATCAAAAGATATATTGCTATAATTTCCGCTAGACCCGTTCTCGAGTGACCTGCCTATGCCTTTGACAGAAAACGCACCGCTGCCAGATGGATAAGCATAAAAGCTGCCCATTACCTCAGATAACGTGCCCGTGATGTTGGGCAGACCGGCTTTCACTGTGGTGCCGGCCGCGTGGGTGCTGGACGCACCCATCAGCACCCGCTCGGAGGCGATCTCCTCCCAGCTGCCGCCGAACAGTGCGGCGGGGCTGGTGGGATCGGTGCTCTGGTAGATGCTGCCAACGGGGTAAGCGGTAAGAGAGCCAGTTTCGTTTAGATTGATTTTGCCGTTTTCGTCCACGGTCAGCCCCTCACCAGCAAGCTTCGTGCTCAAAGCTTTGGCTGTCGGGGTTGTCATGGCTGCAGGCGCAAATGCCGCTTTACCCGTCTCATCCACGGTAAGACCGTCTCCGATCATCACGCCGCCCAGTGTGTCGGCTGTTGCAGGCGGCAGAACGTAGTTTCCTACGCCCATGGCCACAGTGCCTAAAGCCATAAGGATATCCTCCCTTATTGTGTAGTAATGTGCATGCAGGTCTTCCGTCGGCATTTTCCATGCCCGCAGCCGCAGGGTGTCGGTGCTGCTCTGCGTCGTGCTGTCCAGCACGGCTGCTCTTGCGGCGTCCGCACTGTCCGGCTCGATCAGCACAGCAATGCTGTCATCGGCTGTCAGTCCCGGCATATTCAGGTCGATGTAACAGCCATGGTCATCTTTCTTCCATCCTGCCGCAGGTATCGTCACTGCGTGCAGCTCCAACCGGTCCGCTTTTGCCGCATCCAGTGCATTCATGGCATTGGAGCAGGCAGTCGTTGTCTTGGCAAGCTCCTGCAGCGTGCGCAGGGCAAGTTCCTGCAGGCCCGCCAGAATGCTCAGAACACCCATCGCTTATTCTCCTGCAAACACCTCATCCAGCATGGCGGTCACTTCTGCCTCGGTTGCCAGCACCAGGCCGTCCAGCTTGGTCTTATCCGCAGCGGACATCAGGCCCGCATTGGTAGTGGTGGCGTTGCCATATTTGGTGTCGCTGCCGGGGATGCCCAGTGCGGTGATGTCGTCCTTGGTCACAGCAGCAACAGCGCTCACATGGCCGGTAGCATCCACAGTCACCTTGTACAGGCCGCTGGCCTTAGGGGCATAGCTGGGGTGGACGTACTTGTTTGCGCCCTCGGCAATGCCTGCCAGCTTGGTCTTTTCGGCGGTGGTGTAGTCGTTGGTAGAAAGGCCCTTGCCTGCCACCTTATCCACCTTACCGGACAGGTCCACAGTGGTGTCGTCCAGCAGTTCCATGGTGTAGCTGCCGCTGCTGCCCTTGATCTTGGCGTAGATGTCATAATGCTTGGTGGCGGTGTTCATCACCAGATACAGGATGTTCTCCTGTGCGGCATCGGCGTTCGGCACTGCATCCACCTTCTGGAAAGATGCGTGGCCGGACTTGGAAATGGCGGTGTTGATGGCCTCCACCACCTGTGCGCTGGTCTGGAAGGTGCTGTCGTTGTTCAACTGGCTGGTCTTGGTGGGCACGGTGATGTTTACGGACTTGTCAGGGTCAATCGTCTGCGCAGTGCCGTTCACCTTGATGCTCTCGATCTTATTGGCTTGTGCGCCAATATTTTCCAGAGCCTTAACCCGCGAATTCAGAGCTTTGTGTTTTGCGTTCTGGCGCTTTGCCAGATCCTGCAGGTCGCGCAGTGCGGGGATGTGGTTCAGATCGTAATTAGCCATGTTCGTTGTCCTCCTCAAAAATTTCGTCAAATAGTGTTTTTACTTCTTCCGGCGTTGCCATGGGCAGACTCATTTTGAATGCTTCTGCCACAAAAGCTTCCCACGCCGGTGTTCCTGGTTCCGGCATTTCGCCGGTATCAGTTCCGCTGTTTTCATATACGATGTACGGCAGGTCGGCGCTTGTGATTGTCACGCCATTTCCGTCCGTTCCCTCAAAGGTACAAACGCCTTTTCCAGGGCTGGCGGTCACTGCTGCCGGAACATCCACATGTCCATCTATTACTAGTGTCGAGCCGCAGACTTTGTTGCACGGCCCGTGCCAGCACACCCGTATCGTCAGTCCCTTCCAGATGCCGGATGCTGTTACATTCAGCCCGTAGATCCCACGGTTGCCTTTGTAGCCGAATGCCAGCGCCATCGCCTTCCCGGGTGGTTTTGCCGTTCCGTTCGGCAGCAGAGTCACAGTAAGGTCTGTCATTTTGTCACCCCTTGTCCTCGTCGTAGATGCCGATAAAGTAGTTTGCTTCCGACATCTTCTTGATGCTCTCACCGAGATACCAGAGAGCCTGGTTGCTATTCTCAGGAGGATCGCCCTCAAAATAAGTCGGAATGACCTCCAGTTCTTCGCCAAAGACGGCCTCTGCAATCCGATGCATCTGCTCCATGGATGCTTTGATGGCGCATGCCGTGCGACCACGCATCGGACAGCTAATAAACAGTTTCTTCATGTTCTCCTCCTTAGTACGGCAAATCGTTCGGGTCGTTGGGTTCGGCCATCTGTGCGTAACGGTCTGCATACGGGTCGTTGTCCGGGGCCTGCTCCACGTACATCACATCAGCGTACAGAGTATACTCACCGGGAGCATTACGCTTTTCGACAAGATTTGCCTGGCAGCAGACGTTCTTGACACGGATAAAGTCGAGCTGACCGATTGTCTCCGGCGTGCACAGAAGGCGCTTGCCCTGCAGGGTGATCCAGTAGACATGCGGCGGCCACTTGGAATCAACGTTGACCGTGACCGGCACATAGTAGGTCGGCACAAACGGCTCGTCATAAGTGTAGTTGGGGTTCGGGTGGGTCTCCTTAACGTTGATGCCCATCGCCTTCATATCCATGGCCTGCTCAACCGTAGGGATCACGATGTTGACGCGGCGCTTGTCCGAGCCAAAACGGTCACGGGTGGGATCACCGGAGAAATTAGTCTGGAAGATGAAACGGGTATCATCGATGTTTACTTTCTGACGCTTCTGGAACATAAATATCAATCTCCTTACCTTATTTATAATGTGTTGTAGTTATTGAACGGCGTAGAGTGCTCAACGTATTCGTCGATCAACCGGCAGCCAGCCTTGACTCGGACTCCTCCGTCGGAATCTTTTGCTTCAGCCCGATATGCCATGCAGCCTTCTTCATAGCAGTCCATAAACTGACCTTTTTCATGTGCCGAATACTCGCTCTCGTACTTCTGAAACGGGCATTTCACCTTCATTCTCCTCGTTCAGCCTTTGCGGCAGCTATGTGGGCGAGTTCGTGTACGGTCTTGGTTGCGATGGCCGCAGCCTGATTCAGACCGGCCATAATGTCCGAGATCGAACCAATAGAGCCAGGTTCCTTCTTTTTCTTCTTAGTGTACTGCTTGAAGACCTTATGGAACCGGTTATCATTGCCTGCCATCTTCTTGACAATGGCCATAGCAAGCCCCTTTTCAATGTCGAACGTATCTTCCGGGCCGCACTTTACCACGGTCTTCGTGCCATCCGACCACAGAACAATGGTTGCCGGGTCGTTGAAGATAACTTTGCGGATGCTGACACTGCACATGCCGAACTTCACAATATCATTCTTCTTGGCCTGCTCCATGGACTGGCGAGAGTAGTCAATCGCCATTCCTTTGTGTATAGCCCTTGCGAGTTCATGATTGTCCATAAGCATCACTGGGGGGCAAATCAGGGCACATGTTCCAATTCCAATAATCCTTTCTCATTTATCTCACCTCAAAATTTCTTGCAGCCTCGTCCTGAACGTCATCCCACGGCATATCAGGTTTCTGCCAAGGGGGCATGCCAGCATCATCCGCTACGAACAACTCATAGTCACCGTATTTTGCGATGGCGTCTGCAGCATCATCGGCCATTTTGTCAAAATAAGAACGGTCGATATCTTTCTCCATCTGGAGTTCATGAACCATCTCACTTTCAAGCCAGCGATAGCCCTTGGAGCCTCCGACTGCTGCATAGGTCTTTTCTCCAGCATCATTAACGCCAGACTCCCGCAGCAGTACAGCACCACCACATCCGGGTTTGATGGGGCAGAACGAACCAACACGGCCGACGAAGATATATTTGTGCTCACCCTCGGGCAGGTCTTCGTTCTTGTCCAGATAAATAGCGCCCTTGGAAACAGTCTTTGTCTGGCAAAGGTCCGCAAATACCACCGGCTCATGCGAGAACAAGGTCTTGAACACGTACGGAATCTGAAACTGTGTGCCCGTAGCTGTCCACTCCCTGCCGTGTTCCTCGTTCTTTTCCGGCATATAACCGTACTGCGCCTGGCACTGGTCCGCATCCAAATATCTGGCAATGTACACAGCATCGTTCACAAGGCACATTTTCTCGTATGTAGCCTCGTGCTCGAAGGTGTATCCGTATTTTTCAGCGAATTTCATACAGAAGTCGATGATCTCCGGCGTTGCATCAGGGATCTTGATCGAATCTGTTTTTATGTGCGCCACTGCAAATCCGCGCCGCTGCACCTCATCCTGCAAGGTACGCATGAACAAAGCACCACGCAAGGCTACAATGTTGTTTGCGTTCTTCCGGTTTCGGAACGGGTTCTCAAAAGTTGCACTGGTCAGACCGTACACCGAATTGATAGCGATCTTCAGAGCCTGCGACAATGCTTTCGCCTGCTTCGGATCATCCAGATACTTGGCCAGTTTACCGTTGAAGAGCTTCTTGGCCTTGTCATACTCCTTGTGTTTGACATAGATACGAACATCCATCAGGTCATTGAAGTTCTTGGTGTACTCGCCGAAGTAGTTGAGCGCGACTGCCGAATGTGGATGCAGAGACGCCACGTCTAGCAGAGCCACATTCCAGTACATGCCGGGTTCAGCATAGACATAGCCACCCAAACCCAAATCCGTACCGCGGAACATATTATGCATCCGGCCATCCTCGCCTTTGACCCACTCGTATCCGGGGAAAGCATTGAGATAAGTGTTCTTAGTGAGAATATCAGGCTCCACCTCAATCAAATCGTCGGATTCACCGGTGGCAAGATCTGTATAGACCAGCCTGGGACTTTTCTCTTTTCCAAAGATGATCCGCGTAGTCAGACTGTTGGTCGTGTCGTTGACTGTCATACCTGCCACATCCGCCAGAATTTCCCGGGCAACAAAGTCTGCATGTCGAGCATTGAACACGGCTTCCGTTGCCAGAACGTCGTTATCACAATACTGTGCAACTTCTTCCCACTTCTCTTCCGGTACAGGCTGATCCCAAGGCAGTCCGAGCTCCTGATGATGGATACCCAACTCGATCTCGAACTTCTTCAGACTCTGCTTCTTGGCACTGAAATCGTAAATATCAGTGTAAGAGAAGTTATACGCTTCGCCAAAAAAGCCCGTATGTTCGTTGATGATCTGCTGAGACAGATTGTAAATTGCCTCAACCGACCACCCGATCATACGGGCATAGAGAATGTGGTTATCGTACTTACGGTTATTAAAGCCGATCAGTCGATACTGCGCGAGTTTTGCAATATCGTCTGCACTCGGGTTGATGAGCCGGTAAACTGTCGGTTCTTCTTTGTCCGGTGTGCTTTGGAACTTCCAGTTGACCAGCAGCAGGTTCGGGAACACTTCACAATCAAAGAAAACGATCGGTGCCTCATAAGTTACTACTGCAGTCGGCTCCTTGGATTTGAAGTGCATTTTAGACACGATTTTCAGGCATGCATCCGCCTGATTCGTGCTGGATGCAGCGAAGCCAAGGATACTGTTACGCATATCATCTACGTCATAGGTAAGGTCGCTGTTGTAGGCGTCCTCAAGAATTTTGTAGATGAAGTCAATGGACGGTTTGGTGTAGGGATGGATTTCCTTGTTGAGATTGCGCATGATGAGGACACGCAGCGCTTTCTCACTTTGGACGCGATCAGTGCTAACCATTTTTTCTCCCTTCATTGGTAAACCGGAGCTGATGGGCGCTACCGGAATATCATTGCATTTCGAGAGCTTTCTCCGCAGTGAGCTCTTCCCGGTAAAGACTTTGACCTCGATATGCTCATCATAGATTCTACTGAGCTTTGAAGCATCTCCTGAATAAATATAATGCAGGTGGATACCCGCACCGGATTTACTCAGTTCTGCATAGGTTTTTGGCCACTTGCTTGCCGCTTCCAGATTCCGTTCAAAGGACTTCTTGCCGTCCTCTCCCGGAATATCAAAGTCAATCACGATGTGATTCTCAGGCACCTTGACGTAATGCAGTCTGCTCGTGTCCAGATCCGCCAGCTTTGTCTTTACCTTTTCCCATTTCTGAGTAGGTGTTCCGGTTTCATTGGCATATTGGGCAGGGCAGTCCTTGCAAATATCATCCAGAACCGAGTGCTGAACTTTGAAATCGACCCACGACTTTGCTTTTTCCGGAATCGACGCTCCAAAGTCCGATTTCTTCTCGAACTTTTCTGTCTTGAAACCACTGTAATAGCTGCGAATACGTTCACCGCTGTCCGTGTTGACACGTTCCTTGTAATCGCGGAAGTAGTTCATAAGTTCTTCCTTGAAGACCCGCCGGGAACTCATGTACGGAACGTTTGTGCTCGTGCAGAAGTTCTTGTACATCTCCCATGCAACCTGCAGCGAAACACCGTCTTCCTTCTTGAAGACATAGTAACTGTCCTCCATGAAGTTGTACATGTCATTGGATGCACTCAGCATACGGATGGGGATATAATCGTCATAGGCATGTTTGTTGTTCTCATAGACATTCCGGCAATACCACGCAATGGCCCCCAGCTCAAAGTCGATCTGCGAGATCAGTTCATCGTACTTCTTAGCAGGCACCTTGTTCCCAGTCGGCTCCACATCAATCAGCCGTCGAACGATACCCGATTTTGCATTTGTGATGCGCACCGGGTTGTTGGTACCAAGGATGAGGAAGCACTTGAAGCGGTTTTCATAGGCAGACTTAAACTTCTCGTTGACTGTCATGGACTCATGAGAGACCAGCGAGTTGATGCGAGTGTTGTCTTCGATGCGGCTCAAATCGCCATCGTGCTGGATCGCGATCAGCGGGTTTGCTTTGAAGGCTTCCAGCGCAAATGCATTTGAGGATGAACCAAGCACCTTCGCATCAAAGGCCGAATAATATCCAGCAAACAGCTTCTGTATGATGTTGATAACGGTAGACTTGCCTGTGCCAGGTGCACCATACATCACCATAAACTTCTGGATCTTCTTGGAGTCCCCATTTACAATGGCACCGATTGCCCACTCGATCTTCATGCGCTCGTCCGGTGCATACAGAACGCTCATCAGCTCGTTCCATGCCTTGATGCTTCCCTGCTCCAACGGATACGGAAGCCGCTTGGATGCATAATCCTCCTTCTTCACATCGGTGTTGGAGAATATCAATTTCTCATCGAGCATAACAAACGAATCCCGCATCTGTCGCTGACAGTACCTGTGCCAAATATCAATCATGCCGGATTCCGCGTCCCACATGTGAAGCACCCGATAATTGTCGAAGTCCGCCTTGTGTGCATCCGCATAATTATCAAGTTCCCTGTCGATGAGCTGCAGTGCGTCCTGCTCGTCCGTAGACCATAATCCGCGTTCCTGCAACCAGATTGCATAGAAGTCCCCGCCTCGAATCATCAGATCCTTTGAATGCTTGATGATAAGTTTGGGATAGATCTCGATCACCCCGTGTTTGCCCGTTCTGCGGGCAATGAAAAGGAAATCAATCATTGTTAATCAATTTCCTCCTTTCTTCGAGGTAAATATCAATCGTTGGTCAGGGTAGCATGGCCGTCGCAGTGGACGGACTTGTTTTCCTCGGTCTTCTTCATCCGGTTCAGCTCGTCCATGACGCTGTCGTACTTCTCCGCCAGCTCGTCGCGCTCTTTCTTTGCATCAACCGCCTTCTTGCACTCCACAACGAACACCTTCGCAAACAGATATGCAATGCCTGCCATGCCGATCAGCGCCAGGTTCTTCTTGAACAGCTTTGCCTTGTAACGATCCAGCACACATTCAGTCTGGGCGAGCTGATAGTAAATATTGTTTTCCATGGTAAGTCCTCCTCAAATATCATTTTCGTTCAGGTACGCCATCATCTGGTACCAGATGTCAAGCGTACGCAGGTCTTCCTTCGGGTTTTGCAGTGTGAACAGACCGCCTGCACCGTTCGGCTGGTAGTCTCTGCGGCGAAAGCGCTCAATCACGAACTCTGCCCGACTCTGATGGAACCGATTGTCGTCCATCGAAGCCAGACCGAGACTGACGATCATGCTCCAGAACCACTGTCCGGTCCGGTTACCGATATCTGCATCTTCCATGATGGTTTCTTCGCAGCGAAGTGCCAGCGCTACCATCATTTCGAGCATGCTGCACGGTTTCCCATGAAAAGTCACAGATACGTTGTTTTCAGGAATCGTACCCGGAATATCATTGCATTCCTCAGCAAACCGTCCCCGCAGATTCTCGCCGTCTACGGCACGATTGCAGTCCATCTCATTGTCAGGGATGAACTGCGTATCGTATAAAAAAGTGAGCAGCCTATGGAAAGAGAGGTTTCTCGGCTCCCACTTTCCACAGACAAGCTCATAAAGCCAATCAAAATATCTTTTTTCGATGTCGGCTTTCATCTCGTCAATCGCCATAGTCCTCCTCTTCCCGCTCCTGATATACATCTGCGTAGTTCTGGAGCGCCTTTACTACCTCAAAATCCTTGTGATAGGCATGGTTGCGTACATGGATCGTGTCAGGCATGAATTTGCCCATCTCGTCCAGAGCTTTTTGTCCGACAACTGCTTCAACGTCATCCACTTTGGAGCCGTCGCTGTCGTAGGCCAGCACACCATCTGCAAACAGGGTCAGAAAACTGGTCTCATAGTCATTGTCGGCGCCGAACTCATCCGGTTCGATGATCTCAATGAGTTCAAAAGGTGCTTTGTCCGGCTTTTCCGGGTCACTCTCCTGACGATAAGGACCAGAAATCAGGTCAACGGCCTGCTTCTGGGCTTCAGCTTTGATCTGTTCGTCAATATGCTGCTCTTTTTTCTTGTAATGCTCGCGGACATCTTCGATCTGAGCATCAGCAAACTTCTGATACTCACCGCGCATCCGAACATGCATGAAATAAGCGCCAGCCGCAAAGCCAGCGCCAACCAGTAAAATATCACGAATCCAGTTTTTCATTGGAATCTCCTTCTTTAACGGTCATCATAGTGAATGCAAGCCCTCCAAAAAAGAGAGACACACTCATTAGAACCCCGCCAACCAAATGCCGCTTTCGTTTCGTGTCGGTCAAATAATCGAGGAATAAAAACATCGATTCTAAACCGTCCATATCTGCTCCTTACAACATTCTGGCAATTTCCTCAACCATTTGACTCCACTCATGACCATAAATCATGCAACGAGTATCGAACATGCGCGGATTTTTCTTTTTTGCATCTTCCGTAGCAACGGGCACATCGCAATTAAGTTCAATCCCCCTGTTCGCGAGTTTATCGTTAAGAAAATCGTCAAACACTTCAACGATTTCACGTGCTTTCGTATACTTATCGTCCATCTTGCTCCTCACTCAGAAAGGACAGCCAGACCAGAGACGAAGCAGACTCCGGCCATGGCAGCGAACACATAAGACAAAGTTCTTACGACTCTGGTCATAGCGAATCCTCCCAAAATATCAATCAGATCTTGTCGATGATAGGGCCATCAACGTTGAAGTGAAGCACAACAGAACGATCACCCTGCATCTTGTCAAGACCAAACTTCACACAGTTGGACAGAGATTCATCGTTCGGATCATAGAGCCAGCCGACGATCTGACCCTGCGGATTGTAGATCTGCTGACCATTGTTGTACTTGCCGATCATACGGTAGACCTCATTCAGGAACAGGTAGCCGCGAGTACGCAGCTGGTTGCTTGCATGAGTCTGAACCATGCTCAGGAAGTTCTTGTTGATTTGTGCATCCGGTTCCCAGGTGTCCACCATCTCATCAAACAGCAGGTCATAGGGCGAGTGCACACCATCGGTCTCGTCAATATAAGATTTGACCACTTCCTCGGTGCCATCTTCGTTGACGACCTTGGACTCCACCTCGACAGCCTTCACACCGTGCTCGATCTCGTGCTGCACCCGCTCGCCGAAGCGCTCAGATACACGGCCCTTATACTCGTTAAACGCCTTGTCCAGCGTGACATAAGCCGCTGTCAGAGCTGCATTGCGCTTCTGCAGGATGTGATTGGACCCGACCATGCAGCCAAGGGACAGCGTGCCCAGAATGACAGCCGGTGCATACAGCTTCACAAGTTTCATACCAGTCTGGACATAAACCGTAGTCAGGTCCTTCTTGGCATCCTCTTCGGTATACTCGGTGCCTTCCATGATTGCAGCCTTGCCGTCCTGCACATCGTGGATGGTTGAAACACTGGACTGATGGGCAGCCAGAATATCATTGACCTTCAGGGTTGCCTTGCAGGCCATTACAGCACTGGTCACTGCACCAACAGCACCGCAGACCATCAGGATCTCCGGGCTGTGCTTGCCCAGTTTAAACTTTGCCTTTGCAGCAAAGCGACTGACATTCGACATCATTTCGTTCATTTTCATAAATATCTTTCCTTTCTCAGTTGTTCAGTGCAACAGGCTTCGGCAGACGGATGACGTATCCGCCGCTAACGCCCTGAATGTATGCGGTACGCAGATCATACCAGCCATACTTCTCTTTCTCAACCTTGGGTTCGGTCTTTGCCTTTGCCTTGTGCTTTGCGATGCCGGCGCCAATTGCACCGATCGTCAACACGCCAACAGCAGCGGCAATGCCCGCCCAGGTGTTGATGCCAGAGTTCTCCGCCGTCTTCACCTCATTGTTCTCCGTAACCACGGGAGTCATCTCGTTAGAAGTCTCCTCGGTAGTAACCTCGTTCATGTTGTTCATTTCGTCCATAATAAAATCTCCTTTCAAGATTTATCCTAAATGTGAACCTTTCTGGTTCCATAAAGCAGAATGAATTTTTCGCGTCTCAGACGCCGATATAATGCGGCGGTTCCACGTAGTTCACCACCAGACACGGCATACCTTCCTCATCCAGCCGTGAGGCGTAGCAAGTTTCGATGTAGCCGCGATCAATATCCCAGCCGAGCATGTCGCCAAGCTTGTTCTGGTCCAGGCCAATAAGGTCATACCATTCATTCAGGCTGATCCGCATGTCGTCCCGCAGTTGACGGTTGAATTCGTTTACGGCTTTATCGATCTGGTTTTTTGTCGCCGTAAAATATCTTCCGCTCAGCGAGTCAAAGCACTTGAGCTGTCCAGCAGCATGGTTCACAACAACCGTCTGCGTCTCCGGGGTCTTCTGCTGCTGTTCAACTGCCGCTGCCTGCCGGATCTCACGTTCCTTATCCTCGCCAACAGTCTCCAGCACCTTGTCCCGGTAGGTACGCAGCGTGCTCTCGCTCAGGGTGTAAGCAGCCGTCAACGCTGCATTCCGTCGTGCATTCACGCTGCTGGCACCAATGATGCAGGCCACGCTCACGCCAAAACTGACAGCAGTCGGAATATAAACCGGTGCTGCCGTCTTGATGATCTCCTTTGCCTCCAGCTTCTCAACGCCCAGATCCTGCCGCTTCTCCTCAAGCAGGATCATGGCTTTAGGGGTCGCCTTGATGGCAAATATCACGCTGGATGCAGCCCCTGCAATGCCAAGACCCACAAGGATCTCCGGGCTGTGTCTCTTTGCGCCCATCCAGAGCGCGCTTGCCAACGCTTTGAGTTTCATTTTCATACCTCCAGAAAAATATAAAAGAAAGAGCCGCAGCTTTCGCCACGACTCTCGTCCTCGCACTTAAATGTGCCCTGTCTCCATCATATTGCGGATTCGTTCATTTTCTTCACGTTCGATTTGTGCTTCTTCCCGATTGTACCAACGCCACCGCGCATATTCGTACAGTCGAACCGGCTGCATTGCCAGCGTGACCATGAGCCCCACAAGGGTTCGGATCAGCACTTTCATGCACCACTTCAACTGACTCCATAACAGCTTGTCGATTTCCTTCCAGAATGCATAATCGTATTCGTACATAATAAAATCTCCTTTCAATTTGTGGATTTCTTCCATAATACAAAGGGATTTTTTCGCGTCATCGACAAATATCAATGCAAAAGAAAGAGAGGCATCACTGCCCCTCAGTCTCATGAGATTCGTTGAGCTTTTTCTCAACAGCCTCGTCGATCCTGGCGTCCAGGTCTTTGTCTTCGGCATATCCCTGCATCATCGTGCCGAGAAAGCCAAATATCATTCCTGCCATACCCAGAATCTTCCAGATGTTCTTTTTCTTGCTCATTTGTTCTCACCTCCTTCATAATGGCGGTCGTATTTTTCGCGTCAGGCCTGTCCCTCATGGTAGGCCATCCAGTTGTCTACCGGATCGAGGAATGGCGTGTAGTAATAGCATTCCAGACCATCATCCGTAGTCTGCTTGTCATACTCGAACTCCATCCAGTAGTAGTCCCAGTCCTCGACCAGCTGGTCAATACACCATCCCTTCATGTCGCCTTCGGGGGTAATGGTCAGCTCATCCGTGCCAAGGAAGTTGTACCAATCATTCAGCGACACTCCGCCCTCAATTGTCAACGCGCGATTGAAATTATACGCAGCTTCTATCACCTGTGCCATGGTAGCATGAAAATATCTTTTTGCATTCGGCTCGTAGAACAGGCGTACTGCATCGCCGTTTTCTTTATGTATTTCCTCATTTACATCCTTGCAAATATCATGTTCTACTTCTTCACCGACCTGCTCTGCAACTTTTTTGCGGTAGGTGCTGTAGGTCTGCTGAACTGCCACATATGCCGCCATCAGCTCAGCCTGAGACTTTTTGTTCAGGCCGTTGGACCCCAGAATGCATGCGATCGTACCAACACCAACGACTGTAGCAGGAACATAAAACTTCCAGCAGTCTTTGACGATTTCTTTCTTTGTCATCGGTTCTGCCTTGTTCATGTCGATCAGGCTCTGCGCCTTGGTTGTTGCCTTTGCAGTCTCCACGGCAGTCAGCACTACGCCCGCAGCCGCCGCTATGGACAGGATCGTTGCACCATGCTTATTAAAGTAGGAAAATATCTTTTTGTTCAGTTTCATGTTCTTGTTCCTTTCAGCAGTTTTCGATTTTCCAACGGTTTCTCTTCGATGCGTTTACAATCCCTCTCGGATACCCGATCATCAGGCAGACCGGCACAGCATCATTACGCAGAAATATCCTTCCTGCCCTCTCATGCAGACCGACGGCAAGATTGTTCATGCTGATAAAATCACGCATTGCCGTAATGATTGCCCTGCTGTTCGGTCGGTCCTCCTCGCTCAGGACAACTTCCATAATGAATATTCCGCTGTACACAAACTCTCCGATAATGTTCCGCACCGCTTCTTTGTTTACCTTTTGCTTTGGCTCAAAAGAGTTGTTGTACATCTCCGAGAATTCTGTCGGGTCAACATTTCTCAATTTCATAGCGACTCCTTTCACAAAAAAGAAAAGACCCGGTCTCGAACCGGGGACCTCTGTAATCAAACAGCGCTCTACCAACTGAGCTATCTTCTCCATTAAGCGGCAAGTATTTTTCGCGTCAAAGAACACCAGCCTTCGACAAAATATCAACCAGTGCTTCCTGCGTCATCTCGGCGTCAATGTCCAGATGCACCCGTACCGTTCTGCTCTTGTCTGCATAATTCACCCGCAGGTCGTTCAGCTGAACTGCTGCATCGAGCCCTTGTTTTTGGATCGCCTTACCTACAGCAGCTGAAACCAATCTGCGCAGAAACCCGGATTGAATGTGCATAATGTCCTCCATTTTGAATCTCCTTTCAAAATCAAAAAATAAAAAAGACAGAGGGTGAAACCTTTGTCAGATCTCGTACTCTTTCTGTTCTACTTCTTCTTTGCCAAACCACAGCTTAAACAAGCCAAGCTTGTGATAGATGTATGCCACACACGCCATGCTGATGGCGTATGCGCCGATACACATCTTCGCATAACCCCCATAAGTAATGGGTTTGTCCATAAAGTTCTTGATCGCTTTCATCATAGTAATTTCTCCTTTCAATGTAAGCCCTCTGTCTTCCATAAAGTATCCTGAATTTTTCGCGTCTGAAAAACAAAAGAGCCTACGATTTCTCGTAAGCTCTCTCAGGATAAGGCTAAATATCAATTCGTGTACCGGTTTCCGTTAAGTCTTAGTTCTTCGACGGCCGGAACAGCCTCACCAGAACCCAGATGACCAGACCGATTGTCAGTCCAATCACCGCGGTCACAATGACCTGCCCAACCGTTACGCTCGTATTCCAGATCTTCTTCAAAATATCCATCGTACTCCTCCTTTGTTTGGGCCTTATCTCATAAGACAAAGAGAATTTCTCGCGCCTACACGTCTCTCCTGTCAAACACCGTCTCCCAGCGTTCTTTCTTCAGCGGCTTCATCCGCAGGGCCCACATCAGTTTTCGCACGGTCACGGTCGGGTATAGCCCGTCTTTGTTTTTCCGCTTGGCATTTTCCCGGAAATACTCCAGAAACCCTTCATGCAGATAGATTTTGTCAGTCAACCATGGGTCAATGGGCCCCCAGAAGGTTGCCCGGCTCTTCTCGTTGAACCTCTGCTGAATCACGGCCAGTCCCTTACCATTTTCAAAATATAATGTGCAGATCCGGTAGACTGGGTGGTTGCATCGGTAAGTCACGCCGTAATACCGCGTCCATTCTTCGGACGGCTCGGTATAGTATCTCATAAAAAGAAAAAGAGGCCGCAGTTTTCGCCACGACCTCCAGTGTCCTCCTTTACTTCTTGAAGAATTTAAAGTCTCTCATAATGCCTTTAAACGTGCTCGAACAAATCGTACCCGTCTCCTCGAACTTGAATCCCTTACCGTACCAGTGACTGCCCACAGCCAGGCCTGCAATCGTCGCACCGATGCTCGTCACTGTCGTCAGGATGCGAATGAACTTATCGTCATCCGCTTTGGCGATCTCAAGTTCAAGCTTGTGCTTTTCCAGCTCAAGCTTGTCCTCGTCTGCCTCCTTGTTGACGTTCGCTTCATTCTCATCCATCCGCAGTTTGTAAAGCTTCACGATGTTGTCAGTCGCTTTGCCCTGCTCGTCACTTCCCGTTTTCAGGTTTTCCAAGTCCTCGAAGCGGCGCTTCAATTCTTTGTCCATCATTTCGTTCAGTTCCATTTTGAATTTCTCCCTTCAAAAATATAATGTTCGGAGTTTCCTCCGTAAAGCGAGAAGTTATTTTCGCGCCTGCACCTTTTTAATGCGCAGTACGGCATACTCGCTTCCTTCGATGTCCTCCACGGCCTTGTCCATATTCAGGAACAGATGGGCGCTGTCATCCTCTTCTCCGGTGTAGCCAATCAGCAATGTACCGACTGCTTTTTTGCGGTAATCGTGGGTCATGCCGAGTATAAGCCCCAACAAAAATCCCAGAATGATCGCCAGTCCTGTGAGTATCCATACCAGATAAGCCATTTTGAAAATCTCCTTTTATAAATATAAGTCATGTTTGTCCATTCTATCGTACTCCTTTTGTGTTACTCTAGGAGCGTCCAAGTACGTTCCCAGGCTCAAAAGGATGATACTTGCAAAAATGGTCCCCCGCGTGCTGTTTTTTATCTTTTTCGCCATGAAGGATTGACAAGCAAAAATCTATCGTTTAACCTAGAATAGCTTTTCAAACAGAAAAAGCCCGGTCATCCGAGCTTTTTCATTTTAAATAATTCAATTTTCTAAAAAATCAAAGGAGGTTTCCATGTTAAAACCATGTCCAGAATGCGAAATGCAGGTCAGTGACAAAGCGACCGTGTGTCCTTATTGCGGCTTTCCGCTACATTCCAGCCCTGTCGGTGCAGTTCATAAGTCCCGCAGACGTCACGCCAGACTTCCGAACGGTTTCGGCCAGATCACCGAACTGCACGGACGCAATCTCCGTAAGCCTTTTCGTGTAATGGTCACTGTAGGAGTCAGCCCAGAGGGAAAGCCCATCGTTAAGCTCCTCCAGCCCGTTGCCTATTTCAAAACCTATAACGATGCCTATAAAGCCCTCATGGAATATAACAAGTGTCCCTATGACCTGACGCAGATACTCACCATGCAGGAGCTTTACGAGCGTTGGATCGACGAGTACACCAAAAAAGTATGCAATGGAAATATCATTTCGACCAATAGTGCATGGAAGTACGCAAACGACTTGTACGACATGCCGGTACGAACCGTTCGTATTTCCCATATCAAGAACACTCTGCTGAATGGCACCTTTGTCGACCGGCGCGGCATAACGCACCATACGACCCATCACATTCAATTGACCCTGAAAAAAATCTTCAACCAGATGTTCGATTACGCCGTCGAGTATGAAATGACTGATAAGAACTATGCGCGAATGTTCAACCTTCCCGAACCTTCTGCCGAAGAAAAAGCAACCGAAAAATATCCGCATTTCAGTTTCTCGGATCGGGAATTGGAGATCCTGTGGGGTGCCGCCGGGACAAACATCTACATCGACATCATTTTGATTCAATGCTATTCCGGGTGGCGAGCCTCTGAGCTCATAAAACTAGAACTCTCCAAAGTAAACCTTGAAGAGCAAACTTTCCGAGGCGGTTCAAAAACTAACGCCGGAAAAGATCGAATCGTTCCCATACACCATCTCATCTACCCACTTGTCGAAAAGCGCTATCGCGAGGCCAAAAGACTCAACTCCCCACGGCTGTTCAATATTCAGACTTTTGTAGAAGGTGACTTCAGTTTTATATACTACGAATTATATGCCCGTCAGTTCAAAGTCGTCATCAACCGCCTTGCCCTTGATCCACGTCATCACACGCACGACTGTCGCAAAACGTTCGTCACCATGGCGAAGCGCGCCAACGTCGATGAGTACGCCATAAAGCGCATCATCGGCCATCAAATTGCAGACCTTACAGAACGTGTATATACAGACCGAAGCATCGACTGGCTACGCTCCGAAATCGAAAAGATTCATTAA